GTCCAAATGGACCTCCAGCTTTCGCTACCGCTTACGCGGCTGGCATTTAGCCAAGTGTGTAGACAGATATCTTATGGTATCCGTCACGGCCAGGGAGCGCAAGCCCCTTGTTCGTGATGCCATCCTCTTCCTTTTCAGGAAGAGGGGTGCCTGCGTAACCTAGGAGATCAAGACCCGCCTTGCGGCGAGTCCATTTCTTAAGGAAACACCAAGTGGAAGTACTGCCTCCCTCAGGTTGAGGGAGAATCAGCGGTTCACTTGCACGACGATAAGTCGTGTAGCTCGGACACACCCAATCGCTCGGCAGAGGTCTGAACGACTTCTTTGCCTTCGCAGAAAAGGTGTGAAAGAGATAACCGCTATAGCCCTTACGGCGTAAAGCTTCGGTCACCCGTGGTTCATGAGAACCAATAAGGTGACCGTCGCCATAACCGTCGGGACCATAGATGACTAGGCTCGGGTGTATTAGTGAAACTACACTCTTTGCGAGTTCGTCATCTCCGCGCCTTACATAGTAATTATGTAAGACGAAGAGGGTCTGTGCGGACACCCACTCCTTTTGGAAGTAGGGCCGCACATCTGTACCCAAGTAATAGTCTTTGCCGCAGGACTCCCGAAAGGGCCCATCGACAAAACTCTTATCACCATTTACAGTAAACCCTGCGATATTGAAGACTTTTAACAGTCTATCGTAGTACCGCGATGGAAGGATGATGTCATCCCCGTAAACCGTTACGTGGGCGCCTTGGTCATCACAAAGTGATGACGTCAGCGCCCAGAAGATCAACGTTTCCAAAGGAAATGTAAAGCCATTCCCCATTGAAGAGAACTTCTCTTGCGAGATTTCCTCACCATTGGGGAGAATGGTTGATCGGGTTCGGGCGCAGTTAAGCAACCAAAACCAATCAAGTGGGAGTAGCTCCGACACGAGCTCAGTAGCTATAGTGTCAGAGGCAGACGACAGGTCGACAGTTGCGAGCTTCGGTTCGCATGTCGTTAACGAGGCTAAAAACGCTCTCGACTGGTTCGCAGTCTGGTCTCTAATCCCGATACCGTGCTTAGCAAGCCTGTCCGACATAAAGTCGCCTAAACCGAGCTGAAGAAGGACGTTAAGTCCAGGCTCAGTACAGGCGACGCGGAGGGCCTTTGCACTCTTGGGCTGGAAAGTAACCTGGGAAGGGACAATGTCCACATCCACCAGGAAGCGTTCTGAGTGGTCTTGAAGCGCCTGGAAAGGCGCGCCATGGACTTCACTCAGAAGAGGCAGCTCTTCAAGCAGTAGATGAACTGCAGGAAGAAGCTCTTCACTACACTGGACCCTCTCAGCAATCTTGCTGCGAATAGAGGAGTCCTTTCTTCTAACGCCCCTTGTGGCGCCGGGACCAAAGCGTAGACCGAGATCACTAAAGGTTGGGCAAGGCCCAAGCACGCGAGAGATTTTTCGCTGGGCTCTCGAGAAAACCTCGAGAATCCAGGGTGAGATCGCAACCTCACCTCTCCGGTACTTCCTAAAGAGATCGTTGGTCTGGCTACAGGTCCGTTCCGCTTCCATAAACTTAGTGAGGGAAAGCTCCTCGCGACTAATCCCAATATCCAAGTGTTTAAGCTTGGAGAAGAACCCTATGCACTGCCTTGCATTAAGCAAGGTGTACGGGGTCCAACGGACGTCCGAGAAGTCAATATCAAAAAGCACCAGCTCCTTGAAAGAAGCACTATTGAGAAGCTCGCAGAGCTCCTCAGATAAGTGCCCCGCTCTTAGAGCATGGGGATAAGCAAGGTCACGCAACACATCCAAAGATAGTGTTTCGTCCAGCTCTTCTAACCAGTGCGGCGATGTGCGCATATTTTCTCCATTAGAGTAACAAGTTAAAAGTTTACCACTTACAGTAAGAAGGAGTTAACCTTCTACAGACGCATCGGCATTAACCGATGGACTGCCGCCTTTCGGCGGGAACTGCCTGGGCGTTTGCTCGGTAGTTGGACACAGGGCTGGTTCCCTGGCTTTGACGCCAGGAAGCAGAACCATGATCACAACCAAGAAGAACAATAGCACCAGCAAAATGGCAATGCCTGTCTGCGGGGAAGATGATCTTGGCATGGCGACTTACGTTACCATGATCAATTGATCAATCAACTCCGGGACAGGTCCGGTCGTTACAGGTGTAACGGTTGTGGACACACTACCCAGAAGGTTCACATGCAACTGGCGGGCGAGTCGCCGACCAGTAACAACACCACGCTCATGAAACAGACCAATGGTCCGGAGAGTGTCGATGTAGGCCACTTTAGGTGGCGCAGTGTAACCGGATGAGTTTTGTCCTGAGACGGACTCCATCACTGGAACCGTAGTCTCAGTCTCGAGGCGGTACGTGCCCGAAGGCAAGCGACGCTTAGAGATGGCGCAACGCACCTGCGCGTAGTCAGGAACACCCGTAAGGGATTCCTTCCAACGCGCACGTAGCGCTCCATCTTTCTCGAGAGCGATACCCTCGCCCACAAGAGTGTGGGATACCGGCGTGGCAGCACCGTCAAACACGGTGATATTGGCTTGTTGACCCATAAGGATCTCCAGTTAAGATCTGCTACTTAAATCGCTTCGCGTCGCCACCGAGAACGGTGCCGAGTAGAGCAATTGCATTAATACAATGCGTAACAGAGAGTGCTTTATTTAACGGCTTAAAGACAGGTCGCGGGACCTGCAATTGAGTCGTCGCGGCGAGTCGTACATAACTGAAAGACCTAATATTCGCGACCTCAGGTGTTGTACACCTAGGGTTTAGCGAAGTACTGTGTCTCTGAATCAAACGCGACTCG